GTCTCCAAACTGTAATTGTTTTGTACCGTTTAAAAGTAATCCTGTATCAGCTACATGGGTAACTGTTACATCCTGATCATCCCCTAAACTAATTACTGCACCATCTGCTAAAAACAAGTCACTAAATTCTAAAGAAGAAGTACCAAGTGCTGCTCCATCTGAAGCATCCGGTACAAATGCAGTGGTTGCTGTAATAGTTGTACCTTGAATTGTACTAGCACCTGTAAAAGCACCACTAAGTTCCATAGCACCATTTACATCTATAGTAGTAGCATTAATCTCAATCTCAGTATCTGATACAAGATCAAGAACTCCATCAGCACTCTGATGAATGTATGTACCACTGTCTCCAAACTGTAGTTGGTCTGTGCTGGATAAAAGAAGACCAGTATCTGCAACATGAGTAAGCGTTACATCTTGGTCATCTCCAAATGAAACAACTGCTCCATCTGCTAAAAATAAATCACTAAACTCTAATGAAGATGTGCCTAAAGCAGCACCATCTGATGCGTCAGGAACAAAAGCAGTTGTAGCTGTGATAGTAGTACCTTGAACAGTACTAGAACCTGTAAAGGCTCCTGTGACTCCTAAAGTACCTGCTACTGTAGCATTTACATCTACATCCAACGTGTCAACATGAGCAGTACCATCAAGGAATAAATCTTTAAACTCAAGGGAAGATGTACCCAAATCAATATCATTATCGGTGACAGGAACAATAGCACCGTCCTGCACACGTATTTGTTCCACTGCACTACTAGATACCTCTACAAAAAATCCAACTCTATTATTTGTCCCGTCTACTACAACTTTGTTAAGAAAATCTAAATCACCTATTTGAGGTACATTACCACCTTCTCCAGTAGATCCATCATGTCTATGCCCTGTAGAAGAAGCACTAGAGGATGAATATGCAAAAGCATTTACTAATTGATTATATTCATTGTTAAATAGTGCTGCTGTGATGGTATCGCCATCAGCCATAGAACTCTGTCTAGTATAATTTTGAGCCATTTATTATCTCCTACCTGATGGCATATAATCTATGTAAAGACCATTTACAGCATATGCTGATTTTTGATCATCACTTGTAATTCTAAAACTGCAAGTATTTCCAGAACCCTCTAATGTAATCCTTTCCATAGGATCACTAGTAGCTCCAAATGTAACTGCATTAAAAGCAGAAGAACCAAATATTGCTGGAAGTGCAATAGTACTAACTGCAAAAGGTTCTGGTTGTGGTATTTGAGGGTCTTCGTAATCATATCTAACTCTGAAGCTAGGTTCTACTGCTCCTTCAGGGCTAAAAGAAACTCTTGCATATTTAAGAGTTTTACGTGTTCCTACATCTCCAAAGTCAAAGTCTGGAGTTTGATAAACAGCATCTATATTTCTAGATGATCCTGCATTAAAAAAAGAATTACCTGATAAATGATTATAAATATAACCATCTTTATCTCCATGATAAACTTGTTCAACACCATCTTTATCTAAACCTGATACAAACCCTAGTGCTTGAATACCTAATGTCTCTGACCATGCAAAGCCATTAGATGTTAAAGTACCTATAATGCCTCTAGCAATAGTAGGGCTTTCTGTATTCTTAGAATAAAATAAACGGTACTGTGATTTACTTCTTAATACTCCACTAGTAATTATAAAAGCTGAATCTGACGCAATATCTGAAACAAGACTTTGTATTTGTCTGCTTACAGATCCTAACTCTACGTCACCTATTCTTGCCGTACCTGCAACTGTACGAACTCCATCAGGAGAAAGAAATAAAAGATCTCCTCC